GGCAGGTCATCCAGAAGGCGGTCTTTCGATCGCTAGATGGAGTCGTTCGATTCACCATTCGTGGTGGTCGAGCGAGCGGTGACATCAACACCGGCATGGGCAATTGTCTGCTAATGTGTTCACTGGTCAAGGCTTATGCCGACACCAGAGGGGTACGCTGCAGGCTTGCAAATAATGGTGATGATTGTGTCATCGTGATGGAGAGACGTGATCATGTCAAGTTCTCTCAGGGCCTCGACAGCTGGTTTACGAAGATGGGGTTCACGATGAAAGTCGAGGCCCCCGTCGACCAGTTCGAGAGTATTGTGTTTTGCCAGACACAGCCTATCTTGGTAGCTGGGGTGTGGCGCATGTGCCGCCAGTTCCCGGCCTGTTTGAGGAAGGATACAACGTATATTGATGTTACACTCAGGGAGGCAAAGGGACGTATCGCGGCTGTCGGGGTGTGTGGGTTGGCTGTAGCATCGGGAGTTCCTTGCCTTCAGTCCCTCTATGAGAAAATGGCAAAAGTGGCCAAACCGACGGTGGGTGGTTTGGGCTACGGATTCACCATGATGGGTCACGGGCTTGAGGCCCGGACAAAACCCATCACGGATGATACCAGGTTGTCATTTATGGCAGCCTTCGGCGTACCTCCACACATCCAACGAATTCTCGAGGACAAGGAAATCTCGGTGGATCACTCCCCAGTGGTCTTCAATTGCGTTCTTGCTACTTCATGCCACGCACGCTAGAAAACGCTCTGCTTGGAGTGAGCGTTAATTGGATCTGCCCACAAGTGCGCAGGTCGTTGGGCCCAACCACGGCGCCAATCAACGTTGGGTGGAATGGAAAGTTCCTCCTGGTTGGTGCCACTGGCGTTAGTTGTCTCACTAGTCTGGCTGATCCTTGTATTCCGAATGCTGCAGGAGCACTCACAGCACCTAACAACGCTGTTGACGTCAACCTCACTGCCGGAAACTGGGCTACAACCCGGGCTGTGGGCGCAACTTTTGGATCGTCAGATGCGGGTGGGCCCTTCACTTGCCTCGTTGGACAGTATTACAACACGCTCGCCGGGCTCACACGCGTTAACTCGCTTG